GGCGTCTACATGCCTTTTCGGCATGTAGACGTCCTGTATTGTAAGATTTCATTGTATGGTTTAGCACCCATACCGTGCAGTCTTTCGGTATTTTGTTACCAAAATATTTATTCGTGTGTTTTATTTGAGCGATTCGTTAGAGTGGCTTTCCTAGAACGCCACCCTATCCGGATTCGTAAAACCTCCTAGCAGGTTTCCTCGAACCCTGTTAGTTATTTGTTTTTACATTGCATTTATTCTCGTTGATAGAGAACTATCACTTTGCTCGCTCCACAGCGATACGTGGATCCCCGCGCATTACGCGCAAGGGAACTTTCACTTGAGTACGGAAACTTTGTATTCAGATCTATTAGATTAATTATGCTACCTATAGCTTGACTATAGGTGTTAAAGTCCCTTCAAGAAAACTTTAGCAGACGTGTGAGACTAGAGGACTTCGGTCTAGCGTCTATTAGATTCTGTCATGAATTGGAAAAGAACTACTTCTTGTTTTTGATTCCCGACCCCGGTTGTGTTAAGTAAGATATCATCTAGCACCCATGAGTGGTTAACCCCACATAGATACAGATATTAAAATTAGCCGGCGAAAGCCTTGAGGGTTTGCACCCCTCTCTAAGCCTCCATCACCGCTTCATCGCGGCGGGGGTTACTTTTTATTTGCTTCTGAAAGTCTAACTTTTATTTACGCTCTACTTGAAGAGAAACTAGCGTTCAAGGCGGTCGTCACCCAGACTGTGACTAGCATTGAGAGTGCGAATACTCTCTCGTTTATTACTTACCTTGCTTTTGCTTTGCTTATTGGCTACATTGTTGGCCTATGGGCTTGGCACGAGAGCATTGTCCCTTCCCAATCTGGTAAGGCTGAGCGTAAAGCTCAGTGGGATAAAAAACAAAAGAACAAGCGTAAGGCCGCTGAGAAGCGTGCCAAAGCGCAACAAGCCAAAGAGAAACGTGAACTTGAGTCTAAGAAGAAAGTGACTTTCGAGTCATCTGGACCCAAGTACGAATCTCAGTCAGGCTTTTGGTTTGGTGATTCCAAATGGACTAAGTACCATTGGACCAAATTTTTCCTGATTGGCACCTACACGTTCATGTTTACTGGACCCATCTTCTCATTCGTGTTGCGGACTTTTGTTCCGCTCATGGAGAAGTATGATATTGATCTTTTCCAGTACATGGCCGTTCCCTGGCGTAAAGCCCGGGAGACGCAGATGTCTTTTGAAGAATTTCTTCGCGAATCGCTCACTTCCCTCAAAAAGAAGTGGGACGATGCGAAGTTGCCTTCGTTGGAGCCATTCGTTGATTCTTTATCCGGAATTCTCAAGAATTTGACCTATATTCGTCGTTGTTCGCTTGCTGTTCAAGCTTTCGAGATCATCAACATCGTTGTTACTCTCGGCTGGTTGAAGCATGTTAACTTCGAATACAAGGGAATTTCTATTTTCCGTTCTGAATCTTTGCGTCGCCAAGTTTCCGTTATGGATTTACTCGAGGCAGTTGGTAAGTTTGCCAAGACCTTTATGAGCTGCTTGCTCAATTTTCTCGAGACTTGGTCCTTTGAAGCCTTTTATGCTGATGCGATCAAATACAAATATGAGGATAACTATACCATGTTGATGTCCAAGAAAACCTTGATCGAGGTTGGAAAATTGGACATGGATCCCCATGAATATGATCGTATCTTGTCGGAAATGATCACCGACACCGTTGCTTTGCTTGACAAGTGCAAAGATGGGGAGCGTTTCTACTACAGCTCCCGACTGAAGGATATGCGAAACCTTCAGGTTCAGCGCACAGTTTCCCAGCGTGATTACATTCGTCAGGCGCCATACGGTATCCTCCTCTACGGAGGCTCTTCCGTTGGTAAGTCGTCTATCGCGAATGCTTTGATTCGCTACGTGTTGAAGATTAACGGCTTCGACAGCTCGCCTAAGTCAATTATTACGTTGAATGAATTTGATAAGTACCAGTCCGAATATCGTACTCATCATGGCGGTGTCATCTTCGATGACCTTTGTAACGGTAAGACCGATAAAACCGTCGAGAATCCCCTAATGAAGGTGATTCAATTCATCAATAATGCCCCTATGGCGGCACTCAACCCCCAAGTTGAGTTGAAAGGAAACATTATGATCGAGCCAAATGTAGTGCTGGCAACTACTAATGTCAAGCACTTGAACGCACATGGCTGGTCTAACGAGCCCCTGTCCATTGCTCGCCGTTTCAACGTTACTATTACTCAGGAGTTGCGTCCTGAATACGTTGGTTCCGATGGCCTCATGGATAAGGAAAAAGTCGCTGCAGACTTTACTGGGGTTGGATTCCCCGACTACGCTCTTTTCACAGTTGAAGAGGCTCAGGCTAAGCCTACTGTGAACGGAGTTGGAGTCAACTACGTCCCTTTCGAATTCCAAGGAAAGACTATGGAAAAGGTTGATATCAAGACCCTCCTTGCTTTCCTTAAGGAACATTCTGAAAAGCATTATGCTGCTCAGCGTGCCCTCGTTGCCACTCAGCGTGGTCTCGAGAACATTGAGTTGAATGAGGAAGGATTTCCCGTCGAGTTTGATTCACAATTCCTCGACGGACTATCAGATGTGTCAGAGCATATTATTGCTCTGGAGGAGAAAATGATGTCCTGGATTGAGGAGCGCATCCGCGCGTTCCTCCGCACTAAGTATGGGCATTATCTCCTTGCGGCTTATCACCGCACTTTCCTGATGGAGCTTTTGTTTACCACTGGCAAGTGGTTGGCCATTTTTGGCGCTTTCTCCTTGTGGAACGAACTTGTTGCAGGATTCCGTGGACTAACCATGTTCATTAGCGGAGTCATTGTTGCATTGTGCTATATTCTAGTTCGTGTCTACTTGCAGCGTCGTAGGGTCATATTGAGGTTATCGACTCTTCCAAGACCATCCAAGTATGTGATGGCTCTTCCGATGCAGCGGAAACTACAGTTGCTTTCCGCGATCGGAGGGACTGCTACACTAGCGCTTATCGTTAAGCTAGTCAAGCAGTGGAAAGAGATCCCTACCTCTCATGCAGCTGCACCTTTGAAACATTCGGCTTTTCCCAAGTCTACCGAGGAAGAACTACCTCCCTCGTGGGGAACAGCTGGACGTGCAGCCAAGGAGGCTTCGTATAAGACAGATGCCCAGATGGAGCATCGTGCGAAGTCATCCAACCTTGACAAGCTTAAGAGCGTCGTAACCCGACGTCAATATTTACTTTTGATTGGTAAAGAGGGTGAGGCAGAGTTTTGCAATGCTGTCCCTCTCAAGGATTCTATTCTTTTGATCCCCAATCATGTGGTACCTTCTGGTGCTACACCGGCACGTCTTGTTAAAGATGGAGCCAATCCTAAGCATGTCTACCTTACGCCAGAGTCTTGCTATCGCATCCCTAACACGGATTTTGCACTCTGGTATTTGCCTGAGATGGGCACTCAGCGTGACCTTCTCATGTACTTTCCGGACCATATCTCTCGCGGGATGAAGTTCGATGGTACTTTGGTGTATAATGACTCTGGCAAGGTCAAGGAGTTTCCCATGATGCAGTTTACTCGTGGGTACAACACCACCTCCAAGGGAGGCTCTTTCGAGTCTGTAGTCTATTCCTTCCCTGGCACAACCTTCAACGGATTGTGTATGGCTACAGTGGTTGCTCGTGACCGTTCGCGTGCCCCTTTCATTGCGGGATTTCATCTTGGTGGAAAGGGCTCGCTTGGCTGTGCTGGTTTCATTACCCGGCAGCAGGTCATTGATGGAATGGCGCAGCTGAATAAGCGGCCATCCATTCTCTCTTCTCATTCTTCTGCTCCTATGCGGACTGAAGTTTGTGGCGTGAAGTATTCTCTTTCCGCGCCTCATGAGAAGTGCGTGACTAACGAGCTTCCAAGCACTGCGAAGTGCACCATTTTTGGAGGTCACTCTCAGCCGAGAGGATCTCCTTCGTCTAGTGTTGTTACTAGCATGATCTCGGGTGCTGTAACCCAGATCTTAGGTCTCCCGCGTTTGCACGACAAGCCCCATGAAATGGGCTCGCGAATGCATAAGGAGGTCGACATTGCTGGAAAGACAGATACCGCCTATAAGTTTGAGGGCGCGTCTGTCGATAAGGCTGTGGTTGATTACAAGACCACTGTGTTCCAAGGTCTTACTGATGAGATGTTGGCAACCGTCGGAGTTCTTGATGACGATGCCAATCTCGCAGGCCTTGATGGTGTGCAAGGAATTAATGCCATGCAGTTCGACACTTCCGCTGGATTTCCGTTCCGTGGTACTAAGGAGCAGTTCGTGACAAAATCGGACCGCTTCGTCGAAGGCATTTCTTGCCCCAGGGACATTGATCCCATTATCCTTGAAGAAGTAAGCTACCTTGAACAGGAGCTGAAAGCACGACGTAGAGTCAATCTCGTCTTCAAGGGTGCGCTTAAGGACGAACCTACTAAAATGACCAAAAAGAAGGTTCGTGTTTTTGCTGGTTGCAATATCGCAGCTACTTTCCTCATCCGGAAGTACTTTTTAACACTCTCCGCTCTGATGCAAAATAATAAAGAGCTTTTCGAGTGTGCTGTGACTATCAACCCCAAATCTCCTGAGTGGACTAAATTGATGAACCACATCTACCGCTTTGGCATTGATCGTGTAGTCGCGGGTGATTACAAATCTTTTGATGGACGTATGTCTCCACGCTTTATGTTGGCTGGTTTCAAGATCCTCATCGCTATTGCCGAGAAATCTGGCAACTATGATGAGGACGACCTTACCATCATGCGTGGCATCGCCACCGAGATTACCAATCCTACCTATGACTACTTTGGAACTTTGGTACAGTTCTTCGGATCTAACCCATCCGGTCACCCACTTACTGTTGTTATCAATTCTATCGTGAATTCGCTGTACATGCGGTACTGCTATTACGAGATTGCTAAGCAAGAGAAGTGGTGGAGGGTGCCTGCCTTTAACCAGGTGGTTTCCCTCATGACTTATGGTGATGACAATATCATGTCAGTGAAGCCTGGATACGACGCTTACAATCACACACGTATTGCGTCTGTCCTCGCCGAGGCTGGTATTACCTACACCATGGCCGATAAGGAGGCCGAGTCTGTACCTTTCATCCATGGATCTGAAGCTGGTTTCCTGAAGCGAGACGCTATCTGGGACCCAGAATTGAAGATCTACCGTGCTGCGTTGGATGAAACTTCCATTTCGAAGCAGCTACATGCGCACCTTGAATCGAAGGCCCTAACGGAAGAACAACATTCCGCCGAGGGTATCATTGGTGCCATGGACGAGTACTTTGAGTATGGCCGTGAGGTTTATGACCGTAAGCGCGAGCAACTCACCGAAGTTGCCCGCCAGGCAGGCCTTTCTGGTTATGTTGGCGAGTTGAAGACCTACGACGAACAGGTCGATCGCCTACTTAAGAAGTACCCGGTCCTCGATTCTCAGTCTGGCAAGGAAGGAAAGAAGTCCATGCTTGACTATTGCGAGCACTTCAACGAGTGTACCGTGAGTGAGAACGAGGAGTTTCTGCAGCGTGTTTGTATGCAGGATTTGGCGCAGTTTGATTGCGTTGCCAAGGAGTACCCGATGGGACCGGTTCACACCGGTGATTTGATTTTCATGGATCCCACCGCTTACTTTTCCTTGGTAGTCGAGGTCAAATGCTGCTTTGGCAATGCCAACACTAGCCGTGTTTATCGCAACAAAGCGCGAAAACAAGCGGCAAAGCTGGCTAAAGCCCATGCAGCCCTCTTTCCTAAGAACTACGTTGTAGGGGCCATTTATACTTTCGATGGCCTTGAAGTTGTTACGGTGTCTGTAGGCGATGAGCATGAGTTCACGGAACTCAATGCCGCCCGCAAGCTACCGTAGAAAGTTTACCATGGCCCTGGGTGCCGGCCTTAACCGCACTCATTCCCGTGTTCAGGAATTGAAATAGTGAACACTGGCGCTGGAAGCCGTCATGAACCAACCTTCCCGCATGAGGTAGTTACTCGCAGATCACTAGGAACTCACAGCCTGGTGGAATGTAGAAGAAAACTCATGTGAATTGGAGCCCTATTTAGGGTGCGGAGTCGAGACCGCAAAAAGAAGAGCTCTGTGGGCGGTTCATTAATGCAGAACCGTACCATATTTGTAAATAGCATTACCGAAACTAAACAAATTTTTAGGATGAGCCCTATCCTTGAAAAGGGCGATTTTGATTTGTCATTGAGTAGGGCAGAGACCTACCAAGACATGACGCAGCTTATCAAGCGGTGTGAGGAACTTGAGAAGAAGAACGATCAGCTCAAACGGTCGTTGACTCGCAAGTACAATCACTGCTACAAGTTGCAGAATAAGGTTCGTATTTTAGAGAAGAACCTTAATGAAGTCATGTCACTCGAGGTACCTATCGATGACACCATTTTTGATTCGCAATCCGGCATGGAGTCGGCTGCTGGCGATGCTGAGCCCGGTCTTAGTGTGGAGGAACCTCCTCCTCGCTCGACCGAGCAGATCACCGCTTTCGCAGACGAAGATGCTGGATGGCAGACTACAGTGCACAGTGAATATGATGAAACTCGTGACACAGTTGCCGCAGGAGACACCGGCCTTGGAAATTTCTTGGAGCGTCCAATTCGGGCGTTGCAGACATCCTGGGTCGTTGGTCAGCCATTGTTCACTTCGTTCAACCCTTGGAGTACCTTCCAATTGAACGATGCTGTCAATGACAAGCTGGGTAACTACGAGTTGCTTCGATACAAGTTGCACATGAAAGTAGTCATTTCTGGTACGCCTTTCCACTATGGGCGTGCCATTGTATCATATAATCCTCTTAGTGGGCTCGATGATGTTACCGTGACACGTAACTTCCTTGATGTCGATGTGATTGGCGCTTCGCAGCGTCCTCACTTCTGGCTTAACCCTACCAACAACGAAGGTGGAGAAATGTGTATGCCGTTTTTCTGGTACGACAATTATCTCTCGCTGTCAAAGGCAGACGCCTCGTTGATGGGTGAAGTCAGCATCAAGTCATTGGGCAACCTCCTCCACGCAAACGGAGGAGATGATCCTGTCACTGTCACTGTCTATCTTTGGGCTTCTGATGTTGTGCTCACCATGCCAACTAGTATTACTGATCCTACCGCGATGCAGCAGAACTTGGTTCTAGCATCCCAGGCCGGTAAGCAAGGCAATGGTAACAACTCAAAGCGCACGAAAGGCAAGGGCAACACTAACCAACTCAATAGTGGTGACGAATATGGCCAAGGTATCATTTCCAAACCCGCCGCTGTCGTAGCTAAAGCTGCTGGGGTCCTTGAACAGATCCCTATGATTGCCCCGTACGCACGGGCAACCAGCATGATCGCTGACAGAGTCGGGAAAGTTGCTGCGATTTTCGGATTTAGCCGTCCTGCAGTGCTTACTGATGTTGAGCCTTTTAAGCCTAATCCTACTGGTAATCTTGCTAATGTGGACGCAGCTGATGCTGTTCATAAGCTTACGCTGGATTCTAAGCAGGAATTGACTATTGATTCAAGAACCGTTGGTTTGGATGGAGTCGATCAGATGGGCATCACTGACATTGCGTGCCGCGAGTCGTATCTTACTAGCTTCACATGGCAAACTGGTGACGCAGTAGACGCGCTCTTGTGGAATTCGTACGTCACGCCCAATCTGTTCGGCATTAACAACACAGAATGCCATCCAACTCCTATGTCTATGCTTGCCCAGATGTTTAAGGACTGGCAGGGGAGCCTCAAGTTTCGCTTCCAAATTGTCAAATCCCAATATCACAAGGGCAAGATGCTTGTGAGGTACGACCCTCGCAGCCATAGCGCCAACATTGAGTATAATGAGAACTACTCTCGCGTCATCGATATCTCAGCTGAGGATGATTTCGAGATCGTCGTGGGTTGGGGTCAATCTGATCCCTTCCTAGACTGTGGTCCCCAGATGAACACGAATGTTACTAATTATGGAACCACACGTTTGGCGACCGACAGCAACCAACGCTTCAACGGTGTGCTTGAGCTCAACGTACTCAACTCTTTAGTGAGTCCCTCAGTGGACTCTGACATCACAGTCAATGTTTTCGTCAGTATGTGTGATGACGCAAAGTTTGCGTTCCCATCCGCAGATAAACTTCGTAACTTGCATTACTTCCCGCAGCAAACGCCAGTGCAGCAGCAGCATGACAATGGCCAGGACAACCCTGGTGTGCTCATTTCGCAGTCTGGTATGCAGGACAGTAGTAGTGATAAGCCTATGGGCGCCACTAAGCTGCAGACAATTGCAGAAGAAGGTGCCGCAGCCGATCACACGTTCGAAGTATTCTACGGTGATGTTCCGGTCTCTTTGCGTGACATCTTCAAACGATACGTTAAAATTGGTACGACCGTTCCCGATCCTCCAGCGGCGACGGATACCTACAGATTCACCCGGTATGTGAGGAAGATCTTCCCCCTCTATTCCGGTTGGGATCCTCAAGGAATCCATACGTCGGAGGTCGACGGTACGACCCCATTGAACGTCATTCAGACATCTCCCATCAATTTCATGGCCCCGTGCTATGCAGGATGGAGAGGTAGTATCCGAAGGAAGTTCGTGTATCACGAAGATGATAAACCTGTTTTGCTTCAGCCGTACGTAAACAACTACTCGTTCGGTGTGCAGAACATCGTCAATGTTGACAAGCCACTTGCCACATCCAATCAGAATCTTGAGAAGACACTCTCGGGAAAATGGAACCAGTTTACCCTGGCAGGAAGTACTACTACCAATATCGGTGTGAACAACACCATTGAGGTAGAGTTCCCTTTCTATCAGGATGCTCGTTTCAGGTCCTCGAGGATCATCTCAGCTGACGATTTGCCTGGCAATAACTATCAGCATGGCGTCACGTCATATCAGACTGGTGCTGGGGGTAACGTAACCTCGCAGTCCACCATTTTTGACGAATACGTCGCCACCGGAGAGGACTTTTCGTTGTTCTTTTGGTCCGGTGCGCCTATTGTCTACAACTACTCCGTGACTGAGAGCTCGTGAGTAGTGAAGTAGGCAGTGACAAGAAACCTTGGGTTTTTAGAAACTCATTCCCTAAGGTCCCTCTTAATAATTCTATATTGTAATTATGAGTAAATAACTATATGTTCGATGGTGTTCATATAGGTAATCGTGATGGTGGCCGTCACGTGTGGTAAGGAAGTCTTATCACGAGCGGAAACTGCTCTTATTAGTTTGTGATTGAACTAGTGGATTGGTTTCCGCTAGATTAGGTCACACCTTTAAGAGTCAGACCGTCTCACTGTACACAGGTCTACCCCCAGTTTTTATGAAACATTTTCTGGGCGTAGAGTTGGTACAAATATCCGTAATTAGTACGGTGAGGCCATCTCTGCA